CCAAGGTAGTCTTTAAACTACCGGAGGCGTTCATTACTTACTTACCCCTAACGCACCGTGCCCTGCTGTAACACAGGAACATCGGATTTATCCGTTGTTATGTTACGACAACCACTCAGAATGTGCTAATTCCTTAACACTTTCCAAGATCTTTTTAAGAAGGAGTGGAGATGAAGATGTCTGCTTAACATAATTCCTATTACTAAAAATCATGTTTGCGTCCGATGATTTTAATGTCCTAAAGTAGGGTAACCACTCCCCACCATAAAGGGTGTCAAAATCATAAGCGCGTTTCATCTGTGATAAATATGATTCTTCAACATATTTACCATAGACAAAAGCATAGGGATGCGCATAAACAGCATCACTTCTATCTTCATTCCCTGTGGTGAAGTGGATGAGTGCCCTTTCGAGCCTCATTTCTACATCACCATAGTAGGAACTGGCAGCTTCCTCAAAACTTCGAACAATGCAATTGATTAATATACCTTTCGATTTATTAATCATATTACAAGACAGTTGAGGGTAATCGTGTTCTCCCTGAATCGTTCGTATAAGATTCAAAGACTCGTCATACCCTCTCAGTCGTTTATGTAAGAAGTATGAGCGTTTTATCTTTCTCTCCTGGACAAGGAACGACTTACGTCGGAACTTTCTAGGACGAGTTTTATAAAACAATGAAGCTGCCTCCAGCACAGGAATTACAGGTCTCCATCCTCTATCATAGTTGGTATTCATTAATTCACAGAAACCAATATACGATTTGGTTTCTTGAAGACCAGCTTTAATAGAGAAGGGACTAATCTCACCATATGGAGTGAAAATTCGTTTTGCAAACTCAAATAGTGAATTACCTATATGAGACTTTTGCATTTGAATCTCCATTCCAATTAGGTGGATTAATTCCTGATAATTCTGAGCCAAAGCGTCATCGAAAATGATAATATCATCTCCTAATAATTTATATTTTGCTGACTTCCAAGAGATACCAATCTCCTGGCAGCAAACATAAATTAGAAAGTGATGACATAGCGTGGTTAAAGGCCAAGAAGTATAAAAACCCATGGGGTTACCCACATTATATCTAACGTGGTTAAGCAACCCTTTAGGATTCTTATATTCAAAGTCATAACCAGCTATAATATCATGCCATGCCTTAGCTTTAATAAGACCGTAATTACAAGTCAATAACCCGACTAATATCTTAATCGGTAGTTTGTCTGTAAAAGCGGTCAAATCAAAACTAAAGTATGTCCTATCTGAACTGAAAGGCAATTCTTTTAAGCCCTCACCTTGGTTAAAGGTTTGGTCTTGAGGAATTGACCTCAACACAGTATTAAGGTAACTGTGGAAAGGCTTCAAACAAGTTTGAGACCAATAGTCTCCTATTGCAATCAAACGAGTTTTACCTTCCGAGTCAGGAATAGCGGTTAATCTCCTAAAGGTCTTTCGACCCTCAAGAGGTTGGCCAAATATTTCTGACAGTTCAGACAGATGACGTGACACGGTATCCATCTTCTCTGAAAGAATCGGTCCTGCAAAGGTTTTGATCGAGTTAACTAAGGACTCGGGAATATTCACCAAATCCTGAAGACAGTTAACAAGAGCTTGACCTCCTGTAGGACCAGATTTTGTCGTAAGATGATACCCTTCCCATGATGGAAACTTAAGTAAATGACCATTTTTAAGTTTTCTAGGAAGCCTTGAACATACAGCTTTCGAGAATCCCGGTAAATACTTAAATATCCACTCATAATATTGACCACAAAATTTTGACGTTACAGTCTCAATTTGGGGGTCAAGAGGAAGGTTAAACCGTCTAAGACTATATAAAAGTGTAAGGATAAATTTTAATTCTTTAACATCCTTATTTCTAATATATAGAATTAGTCCACCCAACTTCTTAGGTAGGCCGTCATGAGTTAAACCAGGACCTTTTAGGGTTTCCCCTGCTAGGTATTGGAGTACTTGTAGACGATCTTGCTTAATTCGTTGGATGGTCGTTTTTAGACCTTTACTTAAACACATGTGTTGAATGAACCACATATACCTAAGTGAAGGTTTCCAAACGTCGGAACATATCCCATAAGTCTGGATTAGCCATTTTAACAAGTGGCATACTTGGGAATCGAATAAATTCACGATCTTATGATCACTTTTCCTACGTAATCTAGACCGAAATGATTTATATTGA